CCTCTGAGCCGATCACGCTCGAAGAGGCGAAGCTGCATCTGCGCGTGGATGCGTCGGATGAGGATACCTACATCTCGGCGCTCATCAAGGTTGCCCGCAGCGAGTGCGAGAACAAGACGCAGCGGGCCCTGATTACGCAAACTTGGGAGACGACGCTGCAGGGGTTCGATGACTGCCTGCAACTCCGCTTCCCTCCTCTTATTGCGGTCTCGTCCGTGAAGTATCTGGACGAGGACGAGGTAGAGCAGACGCTTCCCCCGACGGTTTACCGGGTGGACGCCTACGCTGAACCTGCGTATGTGATCCGCACCTACGGTGAGACGTGGCCTACGGTTCTGCCGGGCCATCCGTCCGCGGTTCGCATTCAATACACGGCGGGCTATGGCGACGCCGCGGCAGTCCCGCAGCCGTTGAAGCAGTGGATGCTCCTGCATATCGGGCATTGGTACGCGAACCGCGAGGGCTCCACCAAAGACCTCGGTACGCTGCCGATGCTGGATGGCCTCTTGGACCCTTACCGCGTTCTGATGTTCTGATGGAAGCCGGCAAGCTCAACCGCCGCGTCACGATCAAGCACCTTGCGGCCGGACAAGACGAGATCGGCCAGCCGGTGCAGACGTGGGAGAACCTGATCCCTACGGGCGATGGCGGTGTCTGGGCTCACATCCGGCACCTGTCGGGCGTGGAGACGATCAAAGCGGGCGCCGATACGTCCTCGGTCAAAGCGTCGATTCGGATTCGCCGCATGGCTGGCGTTGACGCTGGGATGCGCGTCTATCTAGACGCGGTGGTGTACGAAATCAAGGCAGTGTTGCCTGACGAAGAGACGCGCGACCGTCTGGACCTGGCGTGCGAGGTGGTCAACGGTGGCTGACGCCTTCTCCATGGCGGTTGACGCCTCCGCGGCGCTCGCTGGCCTTGACGCGCTCGCTGAGAAGGCGACGGCTGCGATTCGTCCCGCTGCGCAAGCCGGCGCGCAAGTGTTCTACAACGAAGTAAAGCTAAACGTCGGCAAGATCGGCAAGGTCACGGGCAACCTTGACGCTTCGATCTATCAGGTATTCAGCAAGGACAACAGCACTCCGACGAGTGCGACTTATCACATTAGCTGGAACACGCGGAAGGCTCCTCACGGCCATCTGGTGGAGTTCGGGCACATCCAGACCCGCAAGGTCTATCTCGGCAAGGACGGCAAGTGGTACACGTCCCCGGAGAAGTTGCCGGAGCCCAAGCAAGTGGCGGCGCGTCCGTTCATTCGGCCGGCGTATGCAGCCAAGGAGCGCGAGGCGCTAGAGGCTGCGCGGCAGTCGCTGATTGCGGAGATCGGCCGTGAGTCTTGAATCCGACCTGTTCGCGGCGCTCGGCCCGCTGTGCTCCAACCGCGTCTTCCCTGACGTGGCGCCGATCAAGACCGCGCGCCCCTATGTGACGTACCAGCAAGTTGGCGGCGAGGCGGAGAACTTCCTTGAATCCACGGTGGTCGGCAAGCGCAATGCGCGCATGCAGGTCAACGTGTGGGCAGACACCCGGCTTGTCGCGATGACGCTGGCCCGGAGCATTGAAGACACGCTAGTTGTCAACACGGCGCTTCGGGCTTACGTCCTAGGCGCCCCGGTATCGCTCTACGAGGACGAGACATCTCCTCCGCTCTACGGCACGAGGCAGGACTTCTCCATTTGGTATTGAAGCGAAAGCTTCACCAGGGCTGCACGCTCTAGCGTCAGACGAATTGCAAACAAGGCCCGCCTCAACAGCGGGCCTTTTTCTTTACCCCGCCCCTTGGGGCAACGCAACCAACCGCCCTAGAGGCGGTTTTTTTGTGCCCGCCAAGGGCTTCGAAAGGAAATACTGTGTCTGTTAGCTTGCCCAACGGGTCGCTCATCTCCATCGGTTCGGCGGTTGGTACCGCCACCGCGACCACCATCCTGACCAACGCGAACCCCTGCGTTGTCACGGCCACCGCGCACGGTCTCGCCAACGCTGACATCGTGATCATCACTTCGGGCTGGTCGCGCATCAACGGCAAGGTGTTCCGCGTCGCCAACATCACCGCTAACACCTTCGAACTGGAAGGTCTGAACACCACGAGCACGTCGATTTACTCGGCTGGCTCGGGCACCGGCACCTTCACCAAGGTCACCACCTTCACGCAGATTACGCAGATTCTGTCCACCTCCTCGACGGGCGGCGAACAGCGATATCTGGCGTATCAGTTCCTCGAAGCTGACAACGAAGTCGAAATCCCGACCGTGCGCTCGGGCGGCGGCTTCAACATGGACATTGGCGATGACCCCTCGCTGCCGGGCTACGTCGCTGTTGCGGCCGCGAACGATGACCGCGTGCCGCGTGCTCTGCGTGTGCTGACCCCGAACGGCGCCAAGCTGTATTACTACGGCTATGTCTCCATCAACAAGACGCCGACCATGACGGTCAACGAGTTGATGAAGGTTCCGGCGTCGGTCCGCTTCATTAACGAGCCGGTTCGTTACGCCTCCTAATGGCTAAGCTCAAACTCCAGCCCGATCCGACGTTCAAGGCCGCGGTACTCATCCCCGCGGCCGGGATGTCGGATGTGTCGCTTGAATTCACGTTCAAGCACCGCACCCGCGATCAACTCCGGAAGTTTGTGGAGGAGAGCGCGGAGCGGGAAGACGCGGACACGATCCTTGACATGGCGACCGCTTGGGAACTTGCGGACGCCTTCAACAAGGAAAACGTGTCGCTGCTTGTGCAGAACTACACGGCTGCGGCTAGGTCGGTGTTCGACAGGTACCTAGACGAGCTGGCAAGGGCCCGCGTAAAAAACTAGAGGAGGCCGCTCGCCGCCTTGAAACCGCGGACCCAACGGAGGACGAAGCCTCCGTATTGGGTCTGACGGCCGAGGAAGCGACCGGCCCTCCCTTTGAAGTTTGGCCCGACAACTGGCCGGCGATCATGGTCTATCGCTCCATGCGGACGCAATGGAACGTTGGTCCAGCCGGTCCGGTCGGTTTGGTCTACGCATCCCTCGGTGAAGTTTGGCGGCGCCTGAAGGTTCCGCCATCGGACCGCGACCAAGTTTTCCAAGACCTCCAAGTCATGGAAGAAGCGGCCCTGACTCACATGCATCGCGAGAAAACCTAAGTGGCAGACCTCCAGACACAAATTGCCATCACCGCCGACGCCTCTGGCGTAGAGGCTGGGGTAGGCAAGGCGAAGCGGTCTCTCGCGGACCTTGGGGCCACTGCTGCCGCTGCCGGCAAGCAGGCTTCCGAGGGCCTGAGCGGTGCCGGTGCCGGTGCGGACGGTGCCGCCCGCAAGATCGACGCGACGACCAAGAACATCATTGGGTCGATTCAGCGTCAGATTGCCACGATGGAGGCCGGCTCCAAGTCCGGCGCCAAGTATTTCGAGGTCATCGCCAACCAGCGCGGCGCCAACCTCGATGCACTCCGCCCGTACCTCGCGCAGCTTGACGCGGTGCAGGCCAAGCAGCAGACCGTTGGCGAGGGCTTCGTAAAGCTCGGCCAGCAAGGCAAAGCGAACCTAGAGCGGCTGTCGCTCGGGGACAAACTGACGCAGGGCTTGTCCGCTGCGGGCCGGGAGGCCAAGACTGCCGCGGACTCGCTGAATCAGGCGAGCAAGACCAGCACCGCGGCGCTCCGTGGGATTCAAGTGTCGGCCGGGCAGACTGCCGCGGCGCTTCGCATGGTCCCGGCGCAGTTCACGGACATTGCGACCTCGCTTGCCGCGGGGCAGTCGCCGATCACCGTCCTTCTCCAGCAGGGCGGCCAGCTTAAAGACTCGTTTGGTGGCATCGCCCCTGCCGCGCAGGCGCTCGGGCGATACATCACGGGCCTCATCAACCCGTTCACGGTGGCCGGCGCTGCGGCCGGTGTTCTCGCGCTCGCCTACAACCAAGGCAGCAAAGAGGCTGACGCCTTCGCCAAGGCCATCGTCCTGTCCGGCAACGCTGCCGGGACGACCATCGGGCAACTGCAGGCCCAAGCCGCCGCCATCAGCCAAGTTGTCGGCACGCAAGGCCAGGCCGCCGAAGCCCTCGCGGAGTTTGCCTCTCAGGGCAACATTGCCGGCGAGAACCTGCAGCGGTTCGCCACGGTTGCCGTGCGCATGGAGCGGGTTGCGGGTCAGGCGGTAGCCGACACCGCAAAGGAGTTCGCGAACCTCGCCAAAGACCCGCTGCAGGCTAGCCTGAAGCTCAACGAGAGCGCCAACTTCCTCACGCGCTCTCTCTATGAGCAAATCAAGGCGCTAGACCAGACCGGGCGCACCGCCG